CACTATTTTTTTCTTCTTTCTTTTCTGTTTCTTCTTAATCATTTCGCTCATCTCGACTTCCGAGACCATATTGATGTAGTATTCACGAACATCATCTAGCACTTCTGTTGTTAAAAAAATAACGTTTGAAGGTAAATTTATACTGTTAACTTGCACAACGCCTGAAGGAAGCCATGGGTGTAAAAATATAATTTGTTTACTTGTTTCTAAATCTGTGTCTACGATGATCTTCATCGGATTTTTAAAGACGAACTGCGATTCGTTTGAATCTTCAATCTCAGCGATCAAATCTTCACCATTATTAAGTTTGATGAACTTAACGTTTCGTTTTTGTTTATCCATTTTTTAATTCTACCTTATAGGTTGAGATTTTGAATTTCTCTTCATGATATATCTTGAGTCGTTCAGCGAAATGCTTCAATGTGAAATTGACATATTTCTTATACCGAAGATCGTCAGAGATATCGTAAAGAGTGGCTTTTTCTTTATCGTCTCCTAATCGTAAGCCGCGACCTATGGATTGAAGATTGCGAATCTTAGATTTGCTTGGTGAAGCGAATATAATATTATGTAGGTTACGAATATTAACGCCAGTAGAGTATACTCCATACGAAGCAACAATGATAGCGTCTTTCTCTGTTTCTACAATTTTACGAATTTCTTCGCGATCTATGACGTCAGTGCCACCAAAAACAAAAAATACTTTTCGGTCGCCACGTTTTTCGGAGATCATATCGTATAATGCTTTACCATGCTTTTCAACGTATTGAAACAATACTAGTGTATTATTATTTAATGATAAAGCCAAGTTTCTTATGAAAATATTTCGTGAGTTGTTCGTTACGAGAAAGTCCATCTCTTGCTGATAATCAAACTTGCTCACCATCGCGCAAGTTTCTTCAGAGTATTTGAGAGTTAAACATTTAATCTCGAAGTCAGATAACTGACCGCGATCAATTAATTCTTTTGTTGTAATAATCTTAGTGATTGCCCCGAAGTAACCTTCTAGCGACAGTTTATGCACTTTGGTATCTTTAACTGTACCAGTTGTACCAATACGATATTTTGCATTGACCAAACGTGTCATAATTTTAGACAACGATTTGGCTTCGAAACCGTGGGCTTCATCACCAATCACAAAGTCAAATTGCTCAAAAAACTTTTTAGGCATATCCATAATAGATTGCCATGTAGAGATGACTAGATTGCGAGTGATAAGTTTATCTTGTCCCTGATAAATCTTTTGACAGTTATTGCTCACGTTCCAACCATTACCTGTTGAATAATCAGCAAAGTCGCTATACATTTGCTCAACTAGCGAAACAGTTGGTACGATTAATAATCCTCGTTTGCATTTATCAGCAAACAATTTACGCATAATCAAATAAATGATTAATGATTTACCCGATGCTGTAGGCGAAAGCATCAACATCTTTTGATAGCGAATTGCTTTTGCGAATCCTGCTAACTGATAATCACGAACTTCAATAGGTTTATCGCGCGATTGTAGATTGAGAGAGTCAGCAAACTGTTTGGCTTCTTCTAATGAGTATTCGTTGAATACATCAATTGAATCGTCATAATCAATCGCATAATCTTTTTCTTTAGCAAACTCGTTTAGATAACGTACTAGTCCTGCAAATAGCAAAGACTTTTTGCGGTTGAAAAGATATATTTTCCCGTTCCAAATTTTCTTTTTATATAACGGGCTGAACTGATAATTAGGTGCAAAAAACGAAAAATATTCAGCCAACTCTGCCTTGATATTTTCTTCGCATTCTAAACGAAGATACACTTCGTTTATTTTTTTAACAGTGATGTGAATATTTGTATAGATTATCATACCAAAACATTTTTCAAATTAGCAATGACATTATTGTCAATTACTATAAATGTATTTATCCTCTCTAATTCTTTGAGTCCAGCTGCAGCTGCTTCTTTAAGCGCCAGATAGTTTTCTTCTGGTACAAACTTCATATAAATTTCTGGCGGAAACCCATTGAGCGCATCATGTGCCGCTTGATCATTTTTATTCGTTTTCATATTAATGTCCACCTTGAATGAATTTTTCCCAATCCATAAATGCACGCAATTGATATGTGCGCGCATTCAATTCTTTCAACACAGAAGAACAGAAAGTGATTGATTCTTCATGTAATGCGAGTTTTGCTGTAATCTTTACGAGGTCTTGATCGGCGTCGAGATATGTGCCGATGTCTGACTTCAGTAAAAATCTGAATGGTTCCCACCCATACTTCTTCAACTCATCGGCGTCAAGTTTACCGTTATAATACTCATACTTAACTTTCTTCATTCTCGCATATTCAATATGACATTGCTTTGATGCAAGAGAGTGTGCTGAAAGAATACGAGCATACTTTGCGTGAAGAGTTGGAATCTTAATAATTTCTTTACCAGGCTCAGTTTGATCTACTTCTGAGTCTTTTTCCCACATCTCAATGATCTGAGTGAGCGGAATCGCATTCATATATTCACCTGCAAATAATACAACTGGTTGTTATACTATTATACTATAGTTTTTCAAATTCGTAAAGAGAATATCTGAAAGAAGCTGAACATGTAACTGGAGTTTCTGCTGACTTTTCAACATCATACTCAATTGAACCTAATGCAACTGGAAAACAATCTTTGAATTTAACGCGAACGTTTGGATTGTTTTTATTTGTGTAAAGAGTTAATGCGGCGTCACTATATTGATTACCACGTGATTTGGGTGTTGGCACTAATGTTGTTCTTTGTTGATTTAGTAGATTTTGATACTGAGTGAAGTCTTTAGGGAAGGTTAATCCTGTAATCCAATTATACACTTCTTTCCAAGTTTGATAATTAACGTCAACTAGAAATGTAACGTCTAGAGTACCAAAGTCGGTTTTATCGCCAGGGACCATAAAGGCTGAAAATGGAGTTTCAACGCGCACTTCATTATTAATGATACCAGGAAGATTTACAGTTTTACAGAAAAAAGTTACAGCAGGAACACGATCAAAAATAAGTTTAAATTTACTATATTGCGCTATGTCGCGTTCTTCTGGTACATATGACACTGACATTAGTATCGCTCCGTGTGACTACAAATTATTTAGGGTAATAAAAAAGGGGGGCATTTCTGCCCCCCTCAGTCGTGTTTGCCTTATTATTAGAATAAAGTCGGCAAAAACTTTTCTCAACTATTATTACTTGAGGTTCGTGATTACGAACTTGCGGTAGTATAGGTTTGAGTTGTTTGATAGTCTGCCAAGACCAATCGTGTTGCCTTCAGCATATGGGTTAGCAACTAGACCATAACGGGTCTTGAAGCCAATTTTTGGCTGGAAGGTATCTGGATTGATTGCGCGGACCATTTGTAGTGGGACGTATGGGCAGTAGAATAGACCAGCGTCATATGCTACTGTACCCTTGTAACCAACTACTGCGTAGTCTGCTGTTTGGACAGAATATGGGTCAACATAAACCTTGATACGACCGAATAGTGTACCAGCGAATGTGTTGCCTGTGTCGTCAACAGTTAGGCTAACTTGGCTTGCGAGTGCTGAGTTGTAGTCTAGAAGACCTGACATTGCGAGAGCAGATGCGACGTCTGATGAGCAGACGACGATATTGCCCTTGCCACGACGGGTGTCTTTAGCGATCTTGTTTGCTTCTCTTTCGATTGCATAGATCAAACCCTTGTACTTCTCAACCTGCCAGCGACCGTCGGTGTCACCACCTGAAGTTGCTAGGTTGAATGTGCCTGGTGTACCAGCAAATGAAACGCCTGGAGTTGCTGTACGATAAATCGTACGAACGACTTCACGGTTGATTTCAGCAAGAATTTCTGTTGAAAGAATATTTGCTAGTTCTGTCTCAGCGTCTAGACCATGCACTGCCTTGAGATCTTGTGCAAGTTCTAGTGTGTACTCTGCTTTCAATGCGCGAGTATTTGCTGTTACAGTTACCTTCTCAATTGAGAAACCCATTGCGCCCATGTCTGTGGCACCACCAAGATCTTCACCAGTGGCTGTTACAACGCCACGACCAGTGTTTGCTGCTCCGAAGATTGAAGTGTTGCTTTTACCTGGGTTCACTGTTCCGTCAAATGCTGTGTGAGTGCCAGTACCTGAGAAGTCTGTGTCAGCTTCGTCGTACAATGCTTCACCAGCGTTGTTACCTAGACCAACGTCACCAAGAAGTGCAGTGTTGTTGGCGAACTTTGAACGCATTGCGAAGATCAAACCTGTTGGACCTGTCATTGGCTGAACGCCGCAGATGTCATAAGCCATTAGGTTTGGCAATGAACGACGAACAAGGCTTACTAGGATTGGATCATAACCAGCGGTTGCGCCGCCAGCTGATGATGCAGTTGTATAGCCTGTGATGTTGGCTGGTGATACTTCGTTAAGAAGACGTGATTCTTCAGCCATTGCGCGTTCTTGGTTTTCAAGAACGACTGCCGTAACAGCACGGCGGTATGGGTCATCAATCTTTGGTAGATCTGGGTGATCTAGGACTGGTGACCACTTCGTTTGTAGTTGTTCAGATAGAAACATTTTTTATTTACTCCTAAAAATTAACGAGGTAGAGTTTTACCAATTGAACGTACATAACGCTCCATCAATGGGCTAACCGTTGCCGATTCGTCCGATGCTGGAGCAGGATCAACGCTTTCTACGACAGGCGTAGGAGCTGTTGTTTTCACCTTACTTGAGAAGTATTGTTCACGAATGATCTTTAACTTCTCTGAGTATTCACGCTCTGTGGTGAACTCTACACCCTCTGCGAGTGTCTTTACTTTTTCAGCTTGCGTTGCGGTGAGCCCTTCGCAAACTTTAGTAACGATTTCATTCTTCTTTGATTCATTGACTTCTTTCTTAAGTTCAATGTTGCTATGAAGAACGTCATTTAACTTCTTCTTCAACTCTTCGTTTTCGGAAACCATTGCTTCCATAACGTCAAGTTGTTCTTCTGGTAGGTTGATGTTGTGTGCTTCGAATACATTCTTGATATCAGCCATGAATTCTTCAGCAATTTCCATCTTCAAGCCAGATGTAACGGCGAGCTTGTTCTCTTCCATCCACTGCTCAATCATATAGTTGAGGTAGCTGTCGACTTGCTCTTCGATCTGTGCTTTGGCTTCTTCAATAGTTTGAGCGGCTGCAGAAAGGATTTCTTTTTCCATTTCTTCAACAACGTTTACTGCGCGAGCAATAACGGCTGCTTCAAATACTGTGCCTACCTTTGTCTTGAATTCTTCTGAAAGATCTTCGCCGCTGAAAATAGCGTCGATATCTTCCTTGACGCCGAGCTGCTTCATCTTATCGCGCATCATGGCGACTTTAGCATGCTTGGCTTCTTCGATTTCTTCTGGAGTCAATTCTTCTTCTTCAGCAATCTCTTCAACGGCTTCTTCTGAAGATGCGTCAATTTCGACGGTTTCATCGGCTGATGCTTCAACTTCTGTTACAACATCTTCTTCCGAAACTTCTTCTTCTTCAGCCATTGCTGTAGGATTTGACTTGCCACCACCAAGACCTTGTGATGCCTTATCGTCT